AAAAACATGTGGTTGAGCCTGCTGGCCCGCACTGGATTCGATGTGGCCTGGTATGACTACGATTTCCCCGTGAGCTTCGGCGATGACCGCGGCACCGTGCGCGAGAACTACTACATCTTCGTGTGCCACCGCCGCAGGAGCATGGACATTAAGTAATGCCTAAAAGTGAGATAGTGCTGGTCAAACCAGCACACACCACCACTGTTTACACCGATGATCAGATCCGCGAGTTTGCGGCCTGTGCTGATCCCGTCACAGGGCCCATGTACTTCATGGATAACTTTTTCTCCATACAGCATCCCACCCGTGGTCGCATGCTGTATCATCCCTACGATTTCCAGAAGCGGCTGATCGACACATATCATCAGCACAGGTTCTGCATAGCCATGATGCCCAGGCAGACCGGTAAGTCAACATCGGCAGCGGGATATCTACTTTGGTACGCCATGTTCGTCGCAGACTCCACCATCCTGGTGGCCGCGCACAAGTATACCGGTAGCCAGGAGATCATGCAGAGGATCAGATACGCCTACGAATCTGTACCGGATCATATCCGGGCCGGTGCGGTGGACTACAACAAAGGCAGCCTGACCTTTGACAATGGATCCAGGATAGTTTCTGCCACCACTACAGAAAACACTGGCCGAGGCATGAGTATATCGCTCCTGTACGCAGACGAGTTCGCGTTCGTGCGGCCCACCATCGCCACGGAGTTCTGGACTTCGATATCACCCACCCTGGCCACTGGTGGTAAGGCCATCATCACAAGCACGCCCAACTCCGACGAAGATCAGTTCGCGCTGCTATGGAAAGGCGCCAATCGCTGCGAGGATGAATATGGCAATCCCACAGAAGTAGGCCAAAACGGTTTCAAAGCCTATCGATCATTCTGGCATGAACATCCAGATCGTGACGACGCCTGGGCACAGCAACAGCGCGCGGCCTTGGGATCAGATCGTTTCCGCCGAGAGATGGATTGCGAATTCGTGATAGCAGATGAGACCCTGATAGCACCGGCCAAACTGATAGATCTCCAAGGCCGAGATCCCGAGTTCAAGACCGGAGAAGTGCGCTGGTATAAAAAACCAGAAGCAGGGCGTATCTATTGTGTGGGGCTGGATCCCAGCCTTGGCACCGGCGGAGATCCTGCTGCCATCGAGGTCTGGGAAGCTAACTCAACCGAACAGGTGGCAGAATGGCGCCACAACCGCACTGACATACCCACGCAGATCCGCATCATGACCACGATCATACAGCACATCTACGATATCACTGCGGATGACAAAAGCATCTATTACACCGTGGAAAACAACTCCATAGGTGAGGCAGCCCTGCTCAGCATCGCGGAATTTGGCGAGGAAAACATAAAGGGTTATTTCTTGTCAGAATCTGGCCGAGCCCGCAAAGGTTTCAACACCACCAACAAGCCCAAACTGGCGGCCTGCGCCAAGCTCAAGCACATGATCGAGAGCAATCGCATGCAGATCCACAGCAGGAGCCTGATCTCGGAACTCAAGACCTTCGTGGCGCATGGCACAAGTTATGCTGCCAAAGCGGGAGAAACTGACGATCTGGTGATGGCCACTGTGCTGGTGATGCGCATGCTGCAGACCCTGCAGGACTATCATCCTGAGCTAGATCGGCACATGCGAGATCATGCCACCATGATCGAACCCTTGCCTTTTGTGATGACCATGATGTAGCACAGGGCCAGCATAAATAACCAATATGGAAAACAACGCCGCCCGATCCCTGTACGATCTCCTGGTCACCCGCGATTTTGATCCAGAAATCCTGGACAGCGCGGGCAAGGCAGTCACAGATCCTGCAGAAGCTGAACTGTTCAGTTTCGACTGGAAGACCGACAACAAAAATTACGGCACGGTAGTGGTGCTGCTGGGTGCCGATCAAGAACTGGAAGTGTACTACGGCGACAATCTTGGCCGTGGCATGGAGTCAGAAGATCGCCGAGACTGGTATCAGTTCCTGGAGCAGATGAAATCATTCGCCACGCGCAATTTGTTGAGCTTCGAGCTCAACAATCTCAACCGGCTGAAATATACCATGCAGGGCATGGCCGCAATCAAGGAAGGTCTTTTCGAAGGCTACTATGGCACACGCCGGATGAGCTACAGTGATCAACCCAAAAAGACCAAACTAGTGATACGCCATGATCGCACCCTGGGTGAAGGTGACAAACGATACAGACACATAGAAAGCCTGTTCGTGGAGACCGCGGAGGGAGAGCGATTCCGTGTGCCGAGCCGCAGCCTTATGCACGGCAAGATGCTGGCCCGCCATGTGGCCGAAGGTGGCACGCCCTATGATAGGTTTGGACAGCACATCACGGAGATCGTGTCCGAGATGGCCACCATGAGCAGATTCGTTCGGGCCGCACGCACCCGACCTTTCGAAGGTGAAGCCGGCGCCATGGTAGAATCGGCCATCCGACATTACCGCATGCTCAAAGCCAAAGCCAAGAGGATGATCAGCCAGCGTGGATATCGCGAAGAACGAGAAAATTTCGATCCTGCTGTGTTCACGGACAGCGAAGTCACAACAGAAGCCATACGCGACATGTTCATAGAAAACAGCCTGGATCAGAGGATAGAAGAGGCCTTGCCCATACTTGCGCGATTGGCCATACCCATGGCCGTAAGAACCTTGGCTTCAGATGACGATGACATGCAAGAAGCAGCACAGTTTGAATCCTGGGCCAACAATCTAGTGGAAGGTACCTGGGCCTTGCCCGAAGGTCCCCAAGCCATAGCCCGGATCAACCAGCTCATGGCTGACGCCTTGCCCGTGGGGCCAGATGCTACCAACGCCACGGAACAGCTCTATGACCTCTTGGGCGATGATCAGCTGTTCGATGAGCTCGCAGCCCTGGCCAAGACCGATGCCAACGCGGATGCCAGGCCCTTGATACAGCAGAGACTTGAACAACTGGGCTTAGACAACATCATCACAGTGAAAGAACCCGTGGGCGAGCCAGACATGCAGGAAGACCTGGATACAGATGGTGTGATGATGACCCGCCCCTCAAACATGAGTTCAGAAAACTTCCAAAGAAATTCCAAGCAACAGCTGATCTAGTGCGAACAGCGGTACTCACATTTCCAGGCCATTTTTTCCAGACCCAACTTTGTCTGCGCAGTCTGTTTGAGCATCATCCAGAACTCGTTGACAGCATCACGGTGATAGCCGATGATGTACAATGTGAACCCTGGTCGAGCTATATCCGTGATCTCGCTGATTGCCTAACCGATCATCCCAACATCCATGTGATTCCAATCAGTGAGATAGAAGGCATCAACAAGTGTGTGGCCGGCTGGTGGCGGCAGCAGCTGGTCAAACTCACACTGGATCGGATCCTGGCCAACGATCAATGGTTCGTGGTTGACGGCGATGTGATCTTCCGATCCAGATGCGAAGTACAGGATCGTGTACCCATATCTCGGAGATACGATGCTGAAAGCCGTTGGAGCCAGATGTGCGAACTCTATGTGCAAAATCTGTTAGGGATTTCTCAAGGCACAATGCTGGACAGAGATCAACCGGTGATAACCAGCGCTATTCCTTTCCGTTATCTAACTCGCGAACTGTTATCAGGTCTGAGGCATCATGTAGAATCTCGTTGGGGCGGCGATTTTGTGGATCTGCACTTGGCTTGGTTTGACAATCAGACCATCGTGGCTGACATAGACCCGCCCACACGGTGGGTCATGAGCGAATGGGAGCTGATTGAATGTTTCCGCAGAGCGGTACAACATAACGAACTTCCTTATCATGATATAGGATCCGGTTATCAATTGGATGCTGGTCTGAATATGGTGACCCAGGGCAAAGAAATCTTCCTCCATAGTTATCAAAGAGACACAGAGATCGGGCAGCAATGGTTTCGAGATCAGGGTATCGCTGTTGATGATCAAATCTGGCAGAAAAGTCTGGCATGGTATCACCACAGAGAAGCGTCGAGATCAAGGTGAACAGATTGTTTACATTCGGTTGTAGTTTCACACAATACTGGCGTTGGCCTACCTGGGCTGACTGTGCAGGGCATGGACGAGATCATTATGAAAATTGGGGCCTGTGTGGTGCGGGCAACTGCTATGTTTTCTATAGCCTCATGGAATGCCATCGTCGCAATTGCCTGGGTCCGGACGATCAGGTCTTGATCATGTGGAGCAATACCAGCCGCGAAGATCGGTATGTCAAAGACCGATGGCTGGAAGGCGGCAATGTGTATTGGGGCACCGAACTGGGCGATAGCTATCTCCGACGTTTTGCCTGCGAACGCGGCTATCTCATAAGAGACATGGCTGTGATTGCTGCCACCAAAGATCTCCTTGACACTTGGGGCTGCGATTGGCGGTGGTTTGCCATGGCACCGCTAGACCAGACCAACAGCGCCAACCAACTGGGAGAAAATCCCAGCATGCCCAATGGAGATGACCAGGATGTACATGCACTTTATGGATCGATCCTAAAACATGTCAAACCCAGTGTGTTGGAAACCGTGTTTGGGGGGTCTTGGTTCACAGGAGACGGCATCCTAGATAGCCACAACGGTTCCAGGAGAGATTTCCATCCCACTCCTATGGAACATGTGCGGTATCTCGATGAGATAGCGCCAGATCTCGTGACCTCAGTTGGCCGGAATTGGATGCAACATTGTGAAGCACGGGCCCGGACCGGTGACCTAGACTGGCAACAACCCAATCGTCCCGAGATAAGGTTGTGAATTTCTCTATACCTGGCAGGGAAAGTTTCGTGGTGTCCTACCATAGTTCTGAAGACGGTGGTGGCACCTGGTTTGGACAAGAATATGTGCAGGAACTACAAAGGTATGATCGGCAGTTCGACCGGTGCCTGGAATGGTGTTCGGGCCCCGGGTTCATCGGTTTCGCTGTGTTGGCACACGGTATCTGCAAAGATCTCACTCTGATGGATGGTCATGCGCCCTGTGCTGCCAGCGTAGCTGATACTGTCCAACGAAACCAGTGTGCAGATCGAGCAAAGTTCTTCAATCTGAATCGTATCGGATCCTTGCCAGCATTGGAAACATTCGATTTGGTGATAGCAAATCCACCGCACTATCTTACCTGCCCAGGTGACGAAAACTATCAACGGATAGCTGTAGATCAGCACTGGCAGGCCCATGAAGAATTTTATGCCAATATTGGTGCGCATCTCAATCCAGGAGCCGTGATCTTGATGCAGGAAAATCAAGCCGGTAGCCTCGCGGGCCCCGCAGAATTCATGCCCATGATCGAACGCCGCGGATTGCGGATCACTGCCTATTGGACCAGCTCGCTCTATTTTGATCGGACCGGTCCTACGCAGATCTATTATCTAGAAATCCGGCAAAAATAATCTGGTTTTTGTTTGACTTCGCTAAATAAAGCATGTACACTGATTCTTGAGTGTACATAATAGGCAAGCAGTACACTAGGCAGCAGTAAACATAGGCAACGAAAGGACAATCATACTATGGCATCTCTAGCAGAAATCCGCGCTCGACTCCAAGCCGCAGAGTCGAACAAAGGCGGTCAATCAACTGGCGGCGACAACGCGATCTACCCCCACTGGAATATGGAAGAAGGACACTCAGCGGTGCTGCGTTTCCTGCCCGACGGCGACCCAAAAAACACATTCTTTTGGGTGGAACGAGCCATGATCAAACTGCCATTCAACGGCATCAAAGGCGAGATGGACTCCAAACAGGTGCAAGTACAAGTACCATGTATTGAGATGTTTGGCGAGTCATGCCCAATCCTGGCTGAAGTGCGTACCTGGTTCAAGGACAAGAGCCTCGAAGACATGGGTCGCAAATACTGGAAGAAACGTTCATACATCATGCAGGGTTTCGTGCGCGAGAATCCACTCGCCGACGACAAAACACCTGACAACCCCGTCCGTAGATTTATCATCGGCCCTCAGATCTTCACCTTGATTAAATCCGCGCTGATGGATCCCGAACTAGAAGAGCTGCCCACTGATCTCATGCGCGGCCTGGATTTCCGCATCACCAAGACCTCCAAAGGCGGATATGCCGATTACAATACCTCCAAATGGAGCAGGAAAGAAACAGCGCTCACAGAAACAGAACAGGCGGCATTAGCCGCACACGGCCTGTTTACCCTAGCAGATTTCCTGCCCAAGCGACCCACGGAAGTGGAATTGAAGGTAATGAAAGAGATGTTCGAAGCTTCTGTGGACGGACAATCTTATGACCCGGATCGCTGGGGTCAATACTTCCGACCGGCCGGCGTAGCGGCTCCATCTGCTCCATCTTCATCGGCGCCCGTTGTAGATGAGGAGGCAGCACCGGTACCGGTCACCTCTGCAGCACGAGGAGCGTCTGCTGCTTCTAGTTTTGATGAGGATGATGCACCGGTGGCAACTGCACCTGTGGCCAAACCTGCTGCTGGCGGTCAGAATGCGCAAGACATCTTGGCCATGATCCGTGCTCGACAAAACAAAGGCTGATGCTGACAGATCTGGACGCAGAACTGTTTCCAGATGATTGTGAAGTGGTAGACATACCACTTCACAATCGTTTCATCTATCTTATACAAAAAAATGCCAGTACCTCTCTTAGATTAGAGGCTCATGACCAAAACTGGTCCATTTTGAGGAATCGAGAGCTACAGGCACTGGACAATATAGATGTGTATCTTCGTGATCCTGTAGCACGGTATCTTAGTGGCATGAACACATTTGTGCAATATCTAGTACGAGGCAACCCAGAATTAGATTTGCATACCTGTGAAGTCCTGAGTGCGCGTCATTTTTTGAATAGACACTATTTGCCTCAATGGCATTGGTTAGCCAACCTGGCTAGATTTATTCATCCCCAGTGCCAGATTAGATTACACAAGTTGGAGGATCTCTCACAGGTCACCAGCAGGATATCTCAATCTTCCATTGTACCTCTGACCAAAAGCCGAGCTGCTGAACTGTTGCCATCCGATCATAGTATGGACCTGTGGTTTTTGTTAGATAGAATATTGCTAGGAGAATGTGATAAATCTCTAACCTGGAAAGACATACTGCATATCTATCAACAGCACCCTGCGCGACCTTTGCAGATCGTCCAAGAAAGGATGCAAGAGATACAACGTGTATTGTGCTAGACTAGACCATTTTGTGAGATTAAACCCAAACGGCACATTCAGTCGTTGTGGACACATGGTAAACGCGCCGCAGTTTTACAGCTTGGAAGAAATGGAGTCCAGTGCTTGGTTAGCCTCCACCAAAGCCACAATGGCAGCAGGCGATTGGCCATCGGAGTGTGTGAGATGTCAAGAGACCGAACCACACAGCATCCGTGCCTACGCATCTAAATTGCATGAAACCCCGGCACAGCCAGATTATCTGCAGGTGGGCGGAGTGTTAGATAACGTGTGCAATGCGGGTTGCATGACCTGCAATGAAAATCTCAGCACCAGGATAGGCAGTCTCAAGAGTCGCACATTCCCTATCGTGGACAATTTCACTAAGTTCAAAGCTCTACCTCGAGACCGTATCGTGCACCTGGATCTCAACGGTGGCGAACCTTCTTACAGCAAGAACTACAAAACTATACTGACTGATCTTCCTCCTAATCTCCGTTCGCTGCGGCTCAACACCAACTGTAGCACAGTGCTCACCCAGCTGATTGATGTAGTTGAGCTAGGTATTGAAGTTACGGTCACCGTGAGTTGTGATGGCATTGGCGCCATGCACGAGCTGACGCGTTGGCCCATCACCTGGCAGCAGTTTTTCCAAAACCTAATGACCTACAAATCCATGCCTATAAAACTCAATCTGTGGACCACTGTGAGTGTGCTCAATGTGGATGACTTGTCAAACATCCAGGCATTCGCCCGCGATCATGGAATCGATCATAGCTATGCTTATCTCAAGCATCCAGCAGAGCTGGCAGTGGATCATAGTGATGCGGCGGCTTGCGATGCATACATACTGGCACAAAAAACACTAAGAGGCATCGCATGAAGATAGCCGTTACCGGGCACTCTGCTGGCATAGGAAAATGCTTCGCAGAGTACCTAGAGTCTAGGGGTCATGAGATCGTGGGCATCAGCCGGCGAGACGGTCACAACATCAGAATCATATCCAAGATCATACAACAAGTGGTTCTTTGCGACATGCTGATTAACAATGCACAGGCTGGATACGCCCAGACTGAGCTATTGTATAAGATAGCCGAAGCTTGGCAAGGTGATCGAACCAAGATGGTATGGAATATATCTACCATGATGACCAAAGACTTGGGCGTGCCAGACATACCTGGACAGTCTTGGACAGCTCTGGCCGAATACAAAAACCAGAAAAGAGCGCTGGAAGATGCTTTTTACCAACTGAAAAACAAATGTGCCATGTGTTTGATAAGACCCGGGACAGTGGCTACCCAACACCGCAATCAAGCCGGAGTGGATGCTGCAGATGTCACGGCATGGGTCAAGACCGTGTGTGATTTCTACATCGCGGCAAGATCGTATGATCTATGGCCCGAAGAAATCAGCCTAGGCTTCCGGTCAGGAGTTCCGAGGATCTGATGGATGCCAAGACTGCACTGACCAATGGTGTTTTCTGTCCTATGCCATGGACAGGTTTGATGTATAATTTTGATGGTTCTGTGAAAAATTGCATCCGCAGTGCAGGCACGATAGGCGATATCAAACATCATGATATCCAGCAAATACTGGCCGGCCCTGTCAATGTTGACACACAGTCCAGGATGCTGGCCAGTTTGCCTGCCAAAGACTGCCATACCTGTTATGATCTAGAAAACGGCAAAAAAGCGCTGGATATCATCAGTGACCGCATATTTTACATGCGAGAACTCAAAACTGTGCCTTTCCATACCTACCAGCCGGGCAATCATGATCTCCTTTCCATCGACGTGCGTTGGAGCAATCTCTGCAATTTTGCCTGTGTGTATTGCGGCGCGGATTTCAGCAGTAGATGGGCCAGCGAACTCGACATCAAACCAGCCAAACCCAGTGCTGAGCAGATAGAAAAATTCAAATCCTACATATTTGATCGTGCCGGGCAACTCCGACACGTTTACATGGCCGGCGGCGAACCGTTGCTGATGAAAGAAAATCTAGAACTGCTAGACATACTAAAACGGAAAAATCCAGGGGTGAATCTGCGGATCAATACCAATCTCAGCCGAGTTGATACCAAGGTGTTTGAAACCATCTGCGATTTTGAAAACGTGCATTGGATCATCAGTTTGGAATCTATGGCAGAAGAATTTGAGTATATCCGTTGGGGCGCTTCATGGTTAGATTTCCAAACTAATCTCGATATCGTGGCAAAATTGCATCATAAAATATCTTTCAACATGCTGTATTTTTTGCTGAACTGGCGCAGTCTTTTCTGTTGTGTGGATCATCTGATGGCCAAAGGTTTCCATGCCAATAGCTTCGTCATTGGTGCACTGTTGGCTCCTCTACACCTAAACATTAGACATCTGCCCGAAACTGTGTTACAATCAATCGAGAATGCATTACAATTGAGGATAAATGATAGACCCGGATATCTATTGGAAGATGGTTACCAAAATCTCTTACACTATGTACGACAACCATTTGATCGAGATCTAGCAGGATCCATCCAGCAATTACAGATCATGGATCAACGCCGAGGACTGGACAGTACCAAGATATTCCAAGATCTCTACGAATTACTCTAAGGAAAAATAATGGCCAAACCGTTTGATGTCTCAAAATTCCGCAAGGAAATAACCAAATCCATCGATGGACTCTCTATCGGTTTCAATGATCCCACAGATTGGATCTCTACAGGCAACTATGCCTTGAACTATCTCATAAGTGGCGATTTCAACCGAGGCATTCCGCTTGGTAAAGTCACTGTATTCGCAGGTGAATCCGGAGCAGGCAAATCATATATCTGCAGCGGTAACATCGTGCGCCATGCCCAGGAGCAGGGCATATTCGTGGTGTTGATCGATACAGAAAACGCTCTGGATGAGACCTGGTTGCATGCACTAGGCGTATCAACCGACGAATCCAAACTGCTCAAACTTTCGATGGCCATGGTAGACGACGTGGCCAAGACCATCTCCACTTTCATGGCTGATTATAAAAATCTGCCAGACGGTGAACGTCCCAAGGTCCTGTTCGTGATAGACTCAGTGGGCATGTTGCTCACGCCCACCGATGTGAACCAGTTCGAAGCCGGTGATATGAAAGGTGATCTGGGTCGCAAAGCCAAATCTCTCACAGCCTTGGTGCGCAACTGCGTGAACATGTTTGGTGCCTATGGAGTGGGCATGGTGTGTACCAACCACACCTATGCCAGCCAGGACATGTTTGATCCTGATGACAAGATCTCGGGCGGCCAAGGATTCATTTATGCGTCATCGATCGTGGTAGCCATGAAGAAACTCAAGCTCAAAGAAGATGAAGATGGCAACAAGATATCAGAAGTGATGGGCATCCGATCGGCCTGCAAGGTCATGAAAACACGGTATGCCAAACCCTTTGAAGGTGTGCAGGTCAAGATCCCTTACGAAACCGGAATGAATCCTTACAGTGGCTTGGTGGACCTGGCTGAAAAGAAAGGTCTGCTCAAGAAAGATGGCAATCGCCTGGCCTTTACCACCACGGATGGTGAAATCATCAAGCAGTTCCGTAAAGCCTGGGAATCCAACGAAGAAGGGTGCTTAGACCGCGTGATGGCCGATTTCCAGAATCAAAAGACCGAGCTAAGTACGACCGTGACACCCGCCGAGGAGGAATAAACATGTCTGTTACAGTAGCCAATGATTTATGGAATGAACTACGCCGTTTCCTGAGCACCCCGGATCGCGCTGAAGCGGCAGATGCTGTGGTCGCGTTGTTGATAGATAATGATTATGATGCCGAAGACATCCGTTCTGCGTTCAAAGGTGACAAAGATATCAAACAGGCCCTGGAAAGTTACATTGATGATACCGATGATGATCCTGAAGAAGATCTCGAAGACCTCGACGAAGACGAGTATTGATAGTGTGGTACAGCCGCGTCACAGCCGACCTTGGTGCTATACCTGACTTTATCGCTCACTATGAGCGAGAACTAGAAGAAGCCAAGAAAGAATGTCGCATCGGTGGCTTAGTGGAGCGCAACATCAAGGATCTACCAGGAATAACAGAACATCGGTTCAACCAATTACAAGAGATTGAGGCCATCCTAAACTATCTCAATATCCAGCTGAGGAAGATACGCCGTCGCCATTTCCAGAAATATCTAGAAAATTACGCACGGGCTCTTACCAGCAGAGATGCCGAAAAATATGTGGATGGCGAAGATGAGGTCATAGATTTTGAGACCATCATCAATGAAGTGGCCCTGTTGAGGAACCGTTGGCTGGGCATCATGAAAGGGCTCGACAGCAAGTCTTGGATGAGCGGTCATATCGTGAGATTGCGCACCGCCGGTATGGAAGATATCCAGGTATGACAGGATTTGGCTCGCCTGAAGCCAGCCATTCACATAGCCTACAAATCCTAGAAACTCTATATCAGTTTGACGATTTCATGCAGAGCGTGGAGCATGTGATAGACATGGGCTGTGGTGCAGGATTAGACATGCTGTGGTGGGCCACCCGTACCACGCGTGATGTAAATCCTAGACCTCTCAACATCCGCTGCCTGGGCGTAGATCTCGCCGAATCCTGTGCGGCCACCCAGCAACACCGATATGTGAGCTACATGCCACAGGATTTCGAGACACCCTTGACAGTACACAAGCGACGATTTGATGTGATCTGGTGTCACGATGCTTTCCAATATGTGCAGGATCCTTTCAGCACGCTGGCACAGTGGAGAGATATCGCCACTCCGGGCGCTATGCTGGTGATCACGGTACCACAGACCACCAATCTCTATCTCAATCGTGAACAGTTTGAACAGCAAGATGGTTGCTACTGGCACTGGACCTTGGTCAATCTCATACATGTGCTGGCGGTGTCAGGTTGGGACTGTGCTGCTGGTTTTTTCCAGAAGCTAGCAGGCGATCCTTGGATCACGGCCATAGTTTATCGCAGCGAACAAGCACCTCTAGATCCACGCCGAACTCGTTGGTACGATCTTTGTGACCTTGGCATGCTGCCAGAAAGCGCGGTCAAGAGCATACACCGACATGGATATCTGAGGCAGCAGGATCTGGTGCTGCCCTGGATTGACAAAAGTCTAGCCTGTATGGGTCGCCCCTGATACATAACAGTATCAAGGAGGCAGTGCATGAAAAAAACAGCATTCGTAACCGGAATGACTGGCCAAGACGGACCCTATCTGGCCAAGTTCTTGCTGGAACGCGACTATCAGGTATATGGCCTGGTCAAGCGCTACAGCAATCCTAACCTGGACAATCTGCGTTGGTTGGGCATCGAAGATAAGATCGAGCTCATAACTGGTGACATCACAGATGAAAACTCCATGAATCATATCATGCGCAGTATACGCCCTGCTGAGTGTTATAATTTGGCAGCACAGAGTTTCGTAGGCATCAGCTGGGACATGAACAAACTGACCACTGAGGTCAATGCCATGGGACCGCTCAATATCCTCAACGCCATCCGCACACACAGCCCCTCCACCAAGTTCTATCAGGCCAGCACCAGCGAAATGTTTGGCAATACACCCGGCGAAACCAAACAAGGCATGTACACACCTTTCAGACCGCGTAGCCCTTATGGAGTGAGCAAGCTCTATGCTCACTGGATCACTGTGAACTTCCGAGAAAGCTACAGCCTCTATGCCTGTTCTGGGGTACTGTTCAACCACGAAAGTCCGCTCCGAGGACGTGAGTTTGTTACCAGGAAGATCACTGACGGGGTAGCGCGCATCCGATTGGGACTGCAGGACAAGATCACTCTAGGCAATCTTGATGCCTGCCGAGACTGGGGCTTCGCCGGCGATTTCGTGGAAGCCATGTGG